GCTCAACTAGCAAACGGTTTGTTTGTGTTCAACGGTGCTGCTGGCAATTTGACTTTGCCAACCGTAGCTTTGCTTGAAGCTGACATTTCTAGCGCAGAAAAAGTAAACGCTGCATTTGATTTCGTTATTATCAATACCGATGCTGCTGACGTAGTTACTTTGGCTGCTGGTACTGGCTGGACGATTGTTGGCGTTGCTGCGGTAGCTACTACATCTTCGGCTCAGTTCCGCGCTCGTAAAACAGGCGAAGGTGCTTGGACTGCGTATCGCATTGCTTAATGTAATATCCCGCCCTTCGGGGCGGGTTTTTATAAAGGAAAAATTATGCCTAATACCAAACCTGTAGGGGTGGCTTTTTCAGACCCTGAACTTGTTTCTGGAACTACAATTACTGGCGCTGTTATTACGGGTTCTACTTTAAATGCCGTTACCGTTGGTAGTACAGGTGGTACAGCAGGTTTCTTTGGTACATCCCCTGTATCTAAAGGCGCTGCGCTGACAACCGCGCTTACATCTATTACCGCTACAGCACCAGGAACACCTGACTATGCTATTGCTAACCTAACAAGCACCACTCCGTTTGGTTTCGCTTCAGCAGACGAAGGTCAAACTGTACTGACTGTAATTGCAAATTTGCAAACTCGCGTCAATCAGTTAGAGTCACGTTTACAAACTTACGGTTTGTTGCCTTAATAAATAGGGGGACTTCGGTTCCCCAACTAACTATGCACATATACTTATCACATCCCGTTCACGGTACTAAAGTCGCCTGCTCCGATATGGAAGCAGATTTTGATGAACAAAATGGTTGGGAACGCTATAATGTAGACACACCAGCCATTGAAGCTGAAGTGGTCGAAGTTGTGGTTGAAGAACCAGTTACTATCGAATTAGTTGCAAATGCGCTAAAACCAAAGACACGACGTAAATCTGCTTAAGTAAAGGGTAGCTATGACCACGGCTAACGAACAAATCAACGGCGCCTTGCGCTTACTAGGTGTGTTAGCCGAAGGCGAAACGCCTTCTGCCGCTACGTCACAAGACGCTTTGGCAGCGTTAAACCAGATGATCGACAGTTGGAATACCGAGCGTTTGTCGGTGTTTTCTACCCAAGATCAAGTGCGTACATGGCCTGCTGGCAGTATCAGCCAGACCCTTGGCCCAACAGGGTCATTAGTTGGGCAGCGCCCGGTCTTGATTGACGATGCAACGTATTTTCGTGATGCAGCGACCAACATCTCGTATGGCATCAAACTGATTAACCAACAACAATACAACGGTATTGCCGTTAAAACCGTCACATCTACCTATCCTCAGGTTATGTGGGTCAACATGACCTACCCTGACATTGAAATGTACGTGTACCCCGTACCTATCAAACCGCTTGAGTTTCACTTTGTTTCGGTCGAGCCGCTAATGTCTGTGCCTAGCTTGTCTACCGACATCACTATGCCAATCGGCTACCTACGGGCGTTTAAATACAACCTCGCCTGCGAGTTTGCGGCTGAGTTTGGGGTTGAGCCTAGCCAACAAGTTTTGCGCGTCGCTATGACCTCTAAACGCAATCTGAAGCGTATTAACAACCCAGACGACATTATGGCCTTGCCATACAGCTTGGTTGGCACACGTCAGCGCTTTAATATCTACGCAGGTAACTTCTGATGAAAACCCCGATTTTGGGGCAGGCGTATGTAGCCCGTAGCGTAAACGCCGCAGACAATCAAATGATTAACCTGTTCCCCGAGGCTATTCCCAACGAAGGCAAAGAGGCAGGGTTTTTGAACCGCGCCCCTGGCTTACGTTTGCTGGCTAGTATTGGCTTTGGCCCTATCCGTGGCTTGTGGACGTTTAACGGCGTAGGCTACGTGGTGTCAGGCAATCAATTGTTTCGCATCACTACAGCGTACGTACCCACCCTAATCGGCACTGTAGTAGGTACAGGCCCCGTGTCAATGGCTGACAACGGTACGCAGTTATTTATCGCCGCCAATGGCCCTAGCTACATCTACAACTCATTGACTTTAGCTTACGCTCCCATTACCGACCCTGACTTTGCTGGCGCTGTTACCGTATCTTATCTAGACGGCTACTTTGTATTTAACGAGCCAAACAGCCAAAAAGTGTGGGTCACTCAGCTACTTGACGGCACATCCATTGATCCGCTTGACTTTGCTAGTGCCGAAGGCAACCCTGACGGTCTTATAGCCCTTCTCGTAAACAACCGCGAGGCGTGGCTGTTTGGATCAAACTCGATTGAGGTCTGGTACGACGCCGGTACGCCTGACTTCCCTCTTGCCCGTATTCAAGGCGCATCCAACGAGATTGGTTGCGTTGCACCATATTCTGTAGCCAAGTTAGACAATTCGCTATTCTGGCTTGGGCAAGATGCTCGGGGTCAAGGCATCGTTTATCGTAGCAATGGCTATACAGGCTTACGTGCGTCTAACCATGCGATTGAGTGGCAGATCCAGTCCTACGGCAACATTAGCGATGCAATTGCTTACACTTACCAGCAAGACGGTCATAGCTTCTACGTATTAACCTTCCCAAGCGCAGACAAGACGTGGGTGTATGACGTGTCTACCCAGTCGTGGCATGAACGGGCAGGTTGGGTTAACGGCTCGTTTACCCGCCACCGTTCTAACTGCCAAATGGCGTTTAACAACGAGATCGTCGTAGGCGACTTTGAGAACGGCAACATTTACGCTTTTGACCTTGATGTTTATGCCGACAACGGGCAGATTCAGAAGTGGCTACGTTCATGGCGCGCTATCCCTAGCGGTCAGAATAATCTCAAGCGTACCGCCCAGCACACCATGCAGTTTGATTGCGAAACGGGCGTAGGGTTAAACCTAGGTCAAGGCAGCGATCCGCAGGCTATGCTGCGTTGGTCAGATGATGGCGGCCATACATGGTCTAGCGAACATTGGACAAACTTAGGCCGCATCGGTAACTACGGGCGCCGGGCGTTCTGGCGTCGGCTTGGCATGACGCAAAAGCTGCGTGATCGTGTGTATGAGGTATCAGGCACCGATCCCGTCAAGATCGTCATTCTTGGCGCTGAACTGCAAATAAGCCCGACCCGTGCCTAAGCTATGACGTCCTACTCCATTACCCAGATACCAGCACCGCGTACGCCAGTAATTGACGAAACCACAGGATTATTGTCCCGTGAATGGTTTCGGTGGTTTAACAATATCAACAGCATAGTTGGCGGTGGGTTAGGCGTTATTGCCGTTATTAACGGCGGTACAGGTCAATCTACCTACACTAACGGGCAATTGTTGATAGGTGACAGTACAGGCAATACTTTAATTAAAAACACTTTAACGCCAGGCGCAGGCATCGGTGTTACCAATGGCCCTGGCTCAATAAGCATAGCCAACACGGGCGTATTGTCTATTGTTGCTGGCACAGGTATAAGTGCTTCGTCCGCTACAGGCAACGTAACCGTTGCCAACACAGGCGTAACGTCGTTCAGCGCAGGCACGACAGGCTTGACGCCTAGCAGCCCCACCACAGGCGCCGTTGTCCTTGCAGGCACTTTAGCTGTGGCTAACGGTGGTACAGGAGCAACTACCGACTCAGGGGCTAGAACCAACCTAGGCTTGGGTGGGGGTTTGTCGGTAACGATTACAACCGCTAAACTAACAACGTTAGGCGCAAACGGCAGTATGACCTTTGTTAACGGTATTTTAACGGCGCAAACACAGGCGACTTAATGGCTAAATTAACTGATGATATTTGGAAAGTTATCTATGACACTGCGGTGAAATACGATAAGATAACCCCAAACCAAAATATTAGACATTATATTGAACAAAACGCTGACATAACGTTATTTAACGGCGGTGTATTTGTTGCGGTAGGTAATGAGTTTGATTTATATGTATTGCCAGAAAAGCAAGGTAAATGGCGTATTCGTGACGTACTTAACGACTATTTAGTAAAAATGACCGACAAATACGGTACGCTTGTTGTTAAAATACACGAAGATAACCATAAGTCATTGCGGTTGGCAAAGTTTTTTAAATTTAAAGAAGTCAGCCGTATTGACGGCAAACTTACATTGGAGCGTAAGCCATGGGATCAATAGTAAATTCAGTTGCAGACGTCTTTGGGTTTGGCCCTGCAAGTAAACAAGCTAACGCCGTTGAAAGCGCGGCTAATATAGGCGCTGATTCTGCTAGATACGCTGCTGATCTGCAAAAGCAGATGTTTGAGCGCCAAGCTGAATTGCAAGAACCATTTAGACAAGCAGGTTTATCTGGCCAAAACCGTTTATTAGAATTGCTAGGAATTGGGGGCGCCCCAGGCGCGCAAGGTTATGGCAAGTATGCTTCGGCTGAGTTTACGCCAACTAACTTTTTAGCTAACCAAGACCCAGGCTACGCCTTCCGTATGTCTGAAGGCATGAAGGCTTTAGAGCGTTCGGCTGCGGCTAGGGGTGGTCTATTGTCAGGCGCTACGCTACGTGGTACACAACGCTACGGTCAAGACTTAGCATCGCAAGAATATCAAAACGCGTTTAATCGTTATCAAACGCAGCGCACTAATACTTTGAATCCATACGCTAGTTTGGCTGGCGTAGCGCAAACAAGCGCTAATACATTAGGTCAACAGGCAGGCGCTTACGGCGCTAACGTAGGTAATATTGCTATGGCAGGCGGCGCTAACGCTGGTAACGCTCAGTTAGCCCTTGGCAACATTCGAGGTCAACAGTTCGGTAATGCTGCTAATGCGCTAGGTCAAGGATACGATTTTTATAAACGCGGTGGTTTTAGTGATCTTTTCGGCGGTAGTGGGTTTACTGACGTTGGAGGCGAAGGCGCCGCCGCTAACAGAGCCTTAGCTGAGTACATGTAAAGGAAAAATTATGGCTGCTCAAATTAATTATGGGCTTGTAAACCCCGCTGTTCTTGACTATGAGGGTCAAGAACAAAAATCGTTAAACGTACAAAAAACTAGAATGGACGTAGAGCGTTTAGAAAACGAACGCAAAGTTATGTTTGATCTTCAAAAACAATTAGCGGATAAAGGTGTTGATACCGACCTAAACTTTGTTTTTGATACTATGATTAAGACGGGCAATCCTGACTATGTAGCTAGAGGTCTTGAAGGTAAATCTAAGCTACAAGAACAAATGAATTACGCAAAAGTCATGGGGTATGACATGACGCCGCCTGCCGCTGCACCTGCTGCTGCACCTGCCGCGGGAGCGCCTATGGGGATGCCTAGCGCTGCCCCTGCGCCTGTCAATGCTTTAGCGCCAATGGCAGGAGCGCAAGCGGCTCCAGCTAATGCGTTGGCAGGGCAAGCTGCATCAGATCAAGTTGCCGTCTTACAAAATAGAATTAACGGTTTATTGCGCTTAGGTACACCGCAAGCACTTAATGCGGCAAAAGTTTTGCAAACACAACTTACGTCATTAGAACCTACCCCTGCAATTAGAGAGTTTAACTACGGGCTAAAAAACCCCGAGTTTACTAATTACCAATTGAAAAAAGCAGCCGCAGGCGCCGCAAGATCCGTAGTTAACTTACCGCCGCAAGAAAAAGCTGAACAAACAGAGCGCGGTAAATTCCTTGTTGAAGATTACAAAACTGTAACTAACGCAGCTAGAGTTGCGGCTAGAACCTTACCTGCTATTGAAGTTAACTTAGATTTATTAGATCAAGGGTTTAAAACTGGGTTTAGCGCCGAAGTGCAAAAAGGCGCCGCAAACATTTTGGGCGCTTTGGGTGTTGAAAATGCAAACAAATTTGCAACAGATGCTCAAGTATTTCAAGCTAAAGCAAACGAAACTGTTTTACAACGTCAATTGGAGCAAAAAGGCCCGCAAACCGAATCGGACGCACAGCGTATTACTCAAACTGGCGCGCAGCTTACCAACACGCGGGATGCTAACAGATTTATATTGGATGTTGCCAAAGCGCAACTTAAACGTGAC